TTTTATATTTAATTATTTTCTACTTAAAAGAGATGCAGCTGCTTTTATGTATCAAAATAATATTATTTATGACAATGGTATGTTTGGTACTTGGGGAGATACACAGATACCTAATACGTATTCACATTATGCAGATCCTGTAATGGAAACATTGTTAGTTAAGATGTTACCAGTCATGGCTAGAGAAACAGGATTACAATTAATTCCAACTTATTCTTATGCAAGAATATATAAAAATGGAGATATATTAAGAAGACATAAGGATAGACCTTCTTGTGAAATATCAACCACATTAAATTTAGGTGGTGATCCTTGGCCTATATTTATAGATGGTACCGGTGCAGATACAGTTATTGATGAATATAAAGGTATAATAAAACCTAATGCACCAGCAGGTACAAAGGTATTACTTGAAGTAGGTGACATGTTGGTATATAGTGGCTGTGAACTCGAACATTGGCGAGAGCCTTTTGACGGGAACATTTGCGGCCAAGTATTCTTACATTATAATCATGTAAATGGCCCATTTGCTGATAAAAACAGATTTGACGGAAGACCTATGTTAGGTCTACCATCATTTGTAAAATAGTATTATAATGGAGCCATATGTTACAAAAGATAGGTTTTCAACCAGGATTTAACAAACAAATTACAGAAACCACTGCTGAGGGACAATGGGTAGGCGGTGATAATGTACGTTTTAGATATGGTACACCTGAAAAAATAGGTGGCTGGGCACAGTTAGGTGAGAATAAACTAACAGGTGCAGCAAGAGCCATGCATCATGTTGTTAATAATTCAGGAACTAAATACTCTATTATTGGAACAAACAGAATTTTATACGCCTACACTGGAGGTGTATTCTATGACATACACCCAATTAAATCGACAACCACTTTAACAAATGCATTTACCACGACCAACGGATCAGTTTCAGTTACTATTACCTTTTCAGCACCACATAATATTAATGAAAACGATATTATTTTTTTAGATAATTTTACAACAATTACAGGATCCAATTATACAGCATCCGATTTTAATGATAAAAAATTTATGGTCACATCTAGACCAACCGATACAACAATTACTATTACTATGCCAACTGCTGAAACAGGAGCAGGAGCAACTTTATCTGGAGGTATTAGAGTTCAACATTATTATCCTGTTGGACCTGCACAACAGCTACCAGGATTTGGTTATGGATTAGGACAATGGGGTGGAACTGTATCAGGAGAAGCAACCACAACTTTAGTAGGTTCTATTAATGCTGTTCAAACAACAGGTATTCAATTAACAGACACTGCTTTATTTCCAGTATCAGGTACTAACTATGTTCAAATAGGTTCTGAAGAATTATCTTACACAGGTATTTCTGGAAGTGAATTAACTGGTGTTACAAGAGGTGTAAGAAATACTACAGCCGCTATTCATACTACAGGAGATACCATTACTAATACTACTGATTATATTGGTTGGGGCGAAGCGGCATCAGGAGATTTTGTAGTTGATCCTGGTGAGTGGTCTATTGATAACTTCGGTGCAAAAGTAATTGCACTAATTCACGATGGTAAATGTTTTGAATGGGATTCAAATTTGACAGATGCTGTAGACTATAGAGCAACAGTTATTAGTGGAGCACCTACTGCATCAAGAGATATGTTAGTGTCCACACCTGATCGACACTTAGTGTTTTTTGGAACTGAAACAACTATTGGTGACCCAACTACACAAGATTTAATGTTTATAAGATTTTCGGATCAAGAAAATATAAATGAGTATGCACCGACTTCAGTTAATACTGCAGGTACACAAAGACTATCAGATGGTTCTAGAATTGTAGGAGCCGTTAGAGGTAGAGATGCAATTTATGTTTGGACGGATACTTCTTTATTTACTATGCGTTTTGTAGGTGCACCATTTACATTTGGTTTTGCTCAAGTAGGTACTAACTGTGGATTAATTGGAGAGAGTGCAGCATTAGAAGTTGATGGTACTGCGTATTGGATGTCAGAAAATGGTTTCTTTAAATATGCAGGTAATCTAGAATCGATGACTTGTTTGGTAGAAGATTATGTATTTAATAATTTAAACACAACTGCATCACAATTAATTAATGTTGGACTTAATAATTTATTTGGAGAAATTACTTGGTTTTATTGTACTTCAAGTTCAACTGTTGTAAATGCTTGTGTCACTTATAACTATATTGAATCATCTCCTCAAAGACCTATTTGGACAACAGGCACTTTAGCAAGAACAACATGGGTTGATTCTGCTGTGTTTGGTTTACCTCATGCAACTAAATATAATTCTGCAGATAATAGTTCTTTTGATGTTATAGGTAATACAGATGGTAGCACTATATATTTTGAACATGAAACAGGAACCGATGAAGCTTTAGCAACAGGTGTTAACGCAATTACATCTAATATTGAATCTGGAGATTTTGATATTACGGCACAAAGATCAATACAAGGTCAAACTACAGGTATTGCAACTTTCCAAGGTGATGGTGAATACATTATGAAAATAAGAAGATTTATACCTGACTTTTTATCTCAATCAGGTAATACGCAAGTAACTTTACAATTACGTAATTATCCTAATGATAACTATGTAAGTTCTTCACTTGGACCCTTTACAATTAACTCATCTACTAATAAGGTAGATACACGTGCAAGAGCAAGAGCTTTGTCTTTGAAGATTGCCAACACAGGTGTTTCTCAAAGTTGGAAACTTGGAACTTTTAGATTAGACACACAACCTGATGGACGTAGATAATGGCAAAGATAGTACAACCTTTAACTAGACCTAGTAAACAATACGAACAAAAAAATGCAGATGCATTAATTAGAGACTTGGATAGTTTAATTCAAAAATTAAATTCTACATTTCAACAAGACCTTAGAGAAGAACAACAAAGATTTTCTTGGTTTAATGGTAGATATGGAGGTTGTTAGTGTCTTGTAATAATGTAAATGTAGAACCTACAGTTATTGGTGGTGGAAATGGATCCAATGCCTATGATGCATTTGGTAGATTAAGAGTATCAAACCCTCTTACTATTTTTGATTCTAAAAACGTAATGTCAAAGAACACATTGTTTGATGAATCTACATCTGGATCAGGAAGTGTTTCTTATACGGCAAATAAATCTACAGTTAATTTAAATGTAACAGAAGTATCAGGTGATAAAGTTATAAGACAATCTAAAAGAGTTATGTCTTATCAACCAGGTAAGTCTTTATTAAATTTAAATACATTTGTAATGAATACACTAACAGCTAATCTTAAACAAAAAATTGGTATGTTTAATGCTAACAATGGAATATTTTTTTATGCAGATGGAACTACATTAAAAATCGTTAGACGTACTTATGTAACAGGTTCACCTGCAGATACTGAAATATCTCAATCATCTTGGAATGGAGACAAGTTAGATGGATCGGGTGCCAGTGGTTATACATTAAATCCAGCATTAGCTACGATTATGTTTATGGATTTTGAATGGTTAGGTATGGGAGCTGTGAGAGTGGGTTTTGTAATTGATGGTAAATTCATAACGGCTCATACATTTTTAAATGCAAATAGTTTATCAACTGTGTATATGCAAACAGCAAACTTACCTATAAGATATGAAATTGAAACAGGTGCAACCTTAGCTGCAGGAACTTATACGTTACAACAAGTCTGTTCTACAACTATGATTGAAGGAGGGTATGCTCCTGAAGGTCTTACTAACATGATTGGTACAGCTAGTATAGGAGGGGTTAATTTAACAACTGCTGGAACATTATACAACTTAGCAACTATTAGAATCAAATCAGGAAGACCTTATGCTGTAATTATCCCTCAAGGTTTTGATGCCTCTGCTGTATCTAACTCTGATTTTGAAGTAACATTAAGAATTAATGCAACACCTTCGACACCTTTTTCATATACAAGTTATGATGATAATGTAGAATATGACTTAACAGGAACTACAACAATAACTGGAGGTACAGTTATTGGTAAAGCTTATTTATCTGGTAAAGCAAGTAACTCAATACAGTTTGGAGATGGATTTAATTTTGCATATCAAATAGGGCAGACAATCAGCGGGACTTCTGATACATTAACTTTATGTGTTAAAGGTGGAACTAATAATGATGATGCTCTTGGTAATTTAAAATGGATTGATTTAACATAATGGCAAATAAATATATAAACGCATTCTACGATCCAACGACTACAGGTCAGGAAACTATTTATACAGCTCCATCTGATGCAAGAGCCATTGTTCAAAATATACAAGTAACTAATGAGTCTGGATCTAAAGTAGTTAAAGTACATATTACAGATTCATCTGCATCAACAACGTATCAAATAGCCTATGCTAGTATCACGGGTCCAACTATATGCAACATGGCCCAAGGACCAATTATATTAGAAGAATCAGACATATTAAAAATTGAAACATCTGATACAGCTGGTATAAGTGCAGCAATATCATTATTAGAACTAAGTAGAGAATAAGAAATATGAAAACAATAAACGTAGACGGAAAAGAAGTACCATTGGTAAAACCAGCAGAAGTAATTGTAACTATAAAAAACAAGAAAACAGGGGAAATTTATAAGGATGAAGAAGCTTTAAAAGCAGCTAATATACCTCAAGAAGACGTACAAAGAGATGTATTAGTTAAGATGCCAAAGCTTGATTTATTCTCAAAAACCAAATAAAATAGATAAATTATGGCAATCACTAACGCACAGCAATATCAACAACTAGTAAATAAACCAGCAGACGGTAAACGTCCAGGTTATCGTGGTGATGCTGCTTATAGTAGTAAAAGTGAACAGTCTTCAAAAAGTGTAGGCGGTCAAGGTAATGTAGGATCAAAAGCAAGTTTTGGCGATAGTGATAGAGGAGGTGGTGCTCCATCACCAGGGGATACAGGCGGATCAGGAGGATATGAAAAAAATTTCACAAATCAATTTGGAGCAGTAGGAAGTAGTCCTACAAGTACAGGAGGTCCTAGACCACCTGAACCACAACTTAATATTCTTGATAAAATTATAAATTTTATAAATCCTGCTGAAAGAAGAAAACAACTTTATAATCTTTCAAGAAGAATACCTGGTGAAGCCAGACGTTCTTTTAAAAATTTAAATGATTATAGAAATTACTTAGTATCTCAAGGAGCAGATCTTTCTACAATAAACAGATTAATGGAAGATGTTGATGAAGAAACACCTATAGGTTTTGAACAATTTGAAGAACTAGCTTATGATTATGAACCTAAAGGAATTACTGATATTGATAAATTAAGAGAAGTATTTACAGATAAAACAAGAGGACCTTTTGATAAAATAACTGCTGTACCACAAAATTTTTCTGAATTCATGTTAACTCAAAAAAATAGTCCACATTTATTTACTTCTGGTGACATTGGAAATTTAATGAATATGAATAGACCTAAAGATTTAGTTAACCCTAAAACAGGTGAATTATATACAAATCTTGAATTTGAAACTCTTAAAAGAAATATAGGTCAAGATATGGGACTAACTGGAAGAGATGGTGATCAACCTATCATTCCATTAACTCCTTATCAAGAAAATGTTGTTGAAGATGAGGTTGACCCTAATTCATTAGAAGGGATACTTGCTAATAGAGGTCTTGCATATAGATTCATGGCCAATGGTGGTAGAGCAGGATTTGCAGGTGGTGGCATGCCTTACGAAGGAGGAATCATGGACCTTGAATCAGCAAGACAAATGTATGGTCTTGGTAAACTTGTTAAAAAAGCAACAGGTGCAATTAAAAAGATTGTTAAGTCCCCAGTAGGTAAAGCTGCTTTATTATACTTTGGTGGTAATGCACTTATGGGTAAAATGGGTGGACTTGGTGGATTAAGAGGAGCATTGTTTGGTCAAGCAGGATCTAGAGTAGGTCAATTGTCTGTTCCTTTTAAAGAAGGATTACTTACAAAATTAGGATTAACAAAAGGTGGTGGTTCTTTTATGCCTACAGCTCTTGGAGGAATTGGTTTAGCATCTTTAGCATCAGGTTTATTAGCTAGTCAAGATGAAGAAGACGAAGTTCAACCTTATTATAGAGGACCAGGTTTAGATATAGATGCAATAAGAAGAGATCCTTATGGCACTAAAGGTCCTGCGTTTGGTTTTTATGCCAAAGGTGGAGATGTTAAAGAACCAGTAGCTAAAGATACTATGCCTTTATTAGATATGAATGGTATGGAAAAAGATTATAGAGCGGATGGTGGATTTGTGCCGATAGGCAGAATGGAAAGAGCAGATGATGTTCCTGCTAGATTATCTAAAAATGAGTTTGTATTTACGGCTGATGCAGTTAGAAATGCTGGTGAAGGAGATATAGACAAAGGCGCAGAAGTCATGTATAATGTTATGAAAAACCTCGAAGCCGGAGGAAATATTTCTGAAGAATCGCAAGGCTTAAATGGCGCACGTAACATGTTTCAAACATCTAAAAGATTAGAGGAAGTATTATAATATGGCTGTAACAGAAACTAGAACTTTACCCGCACAGTTTGTAGAAGATATAGGTACCGATTTAGCAAAACAACTCGTAGCCCAATCGGCTGTCCCTGTTGTATCTACAGGAATCGCTGGTATATCTCAACAACCAGGTGAAAGCGCAGAACAATTTGCAGCAAGACAAAAAGCTGCTCAACAATTTCAAATTAGACAACAAAGTTTATCTGGACTTGCACCACAAGTAGCAGGCCAAGATCCATTACAACAACAAGCACAAACTTTAGCAACACAAGGTATTGGATCATATCAACCATTTTTACAAGCAGCACAAGCTGCAACGGGACCACAAGCTTATCAAGCTTATATGTCTCCATATCAACAACAAGTTATTGATACTACTTTATCAGAATTTGATAGACAAAAAGCAATACAAGAACAACAAATTAGTAATCAAGCAATTGCTGCAGGTGCTTTTGGTGGTGGTAGAGAAGGAGTACAAAGAGCTGAATTTCAAACAGGAGCTGCAAGAGAAAGAGCATTGTTACAAGCTGGACTATTACAACAAGGTTTTGGTCAAGCACAACAATTAGCTTCTCAACAATATGGTCAACAAACTGGATTAGCACAATTGCTTCCAGGATTACAAGGCACAGACATTTCACGTCTAGGATCATTAGGTGCACTAAATCAAGCTCAAGAACAAGCTAGATTAGATGCACAAAGAGAAGCAGCAAGACAAGCAACTTATTTACCACAAGAACAGTTACAACAATACACTGGAGCTGTTACAGGAGTCATGGGCGGTTATCCAGCGGCTTTCCAATCTTCTAATGTTCCTAACCCTACTCCGTTACAAACGGCATTAGGATTTGGCGCTACGGCGGCAGGAATATACGGAGGACTGGGAGGAAAACTTTTCGGTTAATAAAATGAATAGAACATTAAAAAGACCAATGTTTAGAATGGGTGGTTCTGCTAACACAGGAATTACTTCTGGATTAGATACAACTAAACCTAAAAGAGGTTTAGTAAATGAGCCTGGTGGTTATGCAGGTAAACTTCCGTATGACATGGGTGAAATTCTTAGAAGCACTGCAGAACAAGTAAAAGATCCTGAAATATTAAAATCATATAGACCTTATTTTGAAAGACCAGCAGGAGAAGCAACATCAAGATTTTTAACTTCTTTTGGTTTAGATTTAATGGGCAGAACACCAAGTGGTAATATATTTCAAACAGCAGCTTTATCTGCAAAGGGACCTACTGAACAATTATACAAAGACATTGATGAACGAAGATTAATGAAGCGTGCTTCAGAAGCCGATTTATTTAAAACATTGTTACAAGGAAATATTGACGTTGCAGCAGCAGCCGCAGGTGAAGGCGAAGCAGGTAAGACTTATGCTAAATTAGAAATAGCAAATGACATTGAAAATACAATGCAAGAAATTTTAAATTTAGAAAACCAGTTAAAAGAAGGTAAAGACGTTAAGTCACAATTAGATCAAAAGAAAGCTAGATTAAATTATCTATCAAAAGAAAATCCTGTAGGTAAATCTTTAATGGCTCAAACAGAATTTGCTGAAAGCGTATTAAAATCTATTATAACTTCATTACAAGATGAAGTAGGACCTAATGGTGAATTAAAATACCCAGAAGGTAAAAAAGATCCAGAACTTTTAAAAGAAGCTTATAGAAGATATCAAAATTTCTTTGAACAAGATTTTGAATCAACTGAATCATTTGCTACTGGTGGAAGAGCCGGATATAAAATGGGTACTCCTCCAGGTGGCATAACTGATGCAGCAACTGTAAATATTAATACTCCAGGCATGCAGGCTCAAGAAGCAATGCCCATGGACCAAGAACCAAAGATTGATTTTGAAACATTGAGAGCTAGATTACCAAGAGAAATTTCAGATGATATTGTTAAACTAATAGCAGTTAGTCCTGAAGCTATGGAAGACTTTGCAACTATTGCAACTCAACAAGACGTAGATCAATTTAACAAGAAGTATAGCGTTAATTTAGTATTACCACAGGAGGCTTAACATGGCCGATACTGCTCTTGAACGATATAAGAAAGATGTTCAGCAACAAGAACAAGCTGAAAAAACAAAACCAGGTGAGATAAGAACTCTTAATGAATTTCAATCTTCATTTTTAAAAGCATTAGAAAATATAGGTGAACCACAAAAACCTGTAAAATATTTTAAACCATTAAAAGAAGCTTTCAAAGATCCAAAAGAAGCACAAGATACTAGTATATTAAGATTTGGTTTATTCTTAGATCCAAAACTAAGATTAAATGTTCAATCTTCTTTAAATAAGAAAATGAAAGAAGAAGGTAAACAACCTATTGATATAATGCAAATGTTAGAAAGCAAAGATGAAAAAGATTATATATCTGGTTGGGATGAAATAAGAAAAGGTGTTGAAGGAGGTAGTTATGATTTAGGTGTAAGTTTAGGTACTATTTTATTTGGTGGCACAGATCTAATTGCTAATACGGATTTCTTAACTAATTTTGAAGATTTTATGAAAGACAAAGAACCTTCTCGACCTGAAACATGGAGAGGAGATTTGGTTTCGTTAATGACTCAATTTGGTGTACCAGGTGGAATTATACAAAAAGTTGTAAATAGAACTAAAACAGCTGGTAAAATTAAAAAAGCTATTGAAGGTATTAAAGGATCTAAAACAAGAAAAGTTGCAACCATTGCTCAACGTGCAATAGAAGGTATGACTGTTGTAGGTGCAACTGATTTTTTAGCATCGGAACCTGGTAGAAGATCTATGTTCTTTGAACCAGAAGATACAGCTGGTTTAACTGGTAGAGAAAAAGCCGCAGCTGAATTTAGAAACAAAATTAAATACGGACAGGAAGGAGCTATTGTTGGTTTTGGTTTTCCTCTTATAGGTAAAGGAATGCAATTAGGTTATAAATATGGTCTTGCACCTTTTGTAAAAACTACAGCATCCTTAGGAGCTAAAGGAATAAACAATGCAGTATTTAGACCTATTAGTTATATTGCATCAAGAGAATCTGTTGCTCCAGTTGTGGCAGGAACTGCAAAAGTTATTAGAAATGCTACTGACTTTACATTAACAAAAGCAATTGCACCAGCAATTGTATCTACTTTTTCTGGTAAATTAGTTAGACAGTTACCACCATTTGAACAATGGAGATTAAAAGATATTGCATCACCTATTAGAGAAGAAAGAGTTATAAAAAAATTAGATAACATCTTATCATATTTTAGATCATTTGGTAAAGCTCCAAAAGACATTGAAGGTGTCTCTGAAAAAGTAATGTTGTTTATTAAAGGTAGAGCTAGAAAACTTGATAGAACTTATGAAGGATTGGAAAGAAAAGCTTATAATTTAGCTAAAAAATTTGAAAATAATTATAATAAAGCAAGCGGATCTCCTGCTTTACAAAAACATTATTTAGATAAAGTAGAAGATTTTTTAAAAGGTCAATTAAAAAAAGATGATTTGGAAGAAGAACTAAGACCTCTTGCAGAAGATTTAAAAAATGAAATTAAAAAAACAATGTCTGAATTTAAAAAGATGTTACCAAAAGGTAAACAAGCAGATAAGATTGTTAAAAGTTTAGAGAATATAGAAGTTAATAATATAAGAAGTTATTTAGTAAAATCTTTTTCTACGTTTACTAATCCTAATTATGTTCCAGATCAAAAAATATATAACGACGCTGTAAGTTGGGTAGCAGATAATATTGTTAGAAAAAACAAAGATTTAAGAGAATTAGCAAGAAAAGATTTTGCAGCTAAATCAGTAGATGAGTCTTATAAAGAGTCAGCTAAAATGATGGTAGAAGCCATACTACGTGCAGGTAGAGCAGAAGGTAAAAACCCATTAATGCAACTAAAAGAAATTGCAAAGATGTTAAGATTTAAAGATTATAATTTTTTAAAAACAGGAGAAGAGTTACCTACAGCAATTAAAAATTTATTAGGACCAGAAAAGAATTTAAAAGCATCTGTAAGTTTTACTACTAGTGAAATGATTTCTGCAATGGCTAATAAAAAAGCTGCCGATATTATGGCACAATCAGGTTTAAAGAATGGTTGGTTATTTAGAAGTATAGATGAGGCTAGAAACAATAGAATTCTATCTGCAGATAAAATAAATAAAATGCCTAGACTAGGTCCATATATGAAATCAGATTTAACTGAGCTATATGCAGCATCTGATTTCGTACAAATGTTTCAAGGAGTAGGTGGAACTTTAGATAACTTAATGACTATACCAATTTATAGAGCGATTATGCAAGGTAAGGTTGGAGTACAAATCGGTAAAACATTATACTCTCCACAAACACAAGTTAGAAATGTTTCGTCTGCTGCATTTTTTGCATTAATGAATGGACACATAGGAGGTCAAGCAAGTGTTACTAACGCAATGAAAATTGTATTAGATGATATATTTAAAGCAGGTCAAAAAAATATAGATGAAGTAGAATTTAATAACTACGTAGAAAGATTGGTAAGACTTGGAGTATGGGATGAAAACGTTGTTGCATCAGAATTAAAATCAATCTTAGATCAAATAAAAAATAATACAATTAATACTACAGATAAATTATTCGATAAATTAATTAAATCCGCACCAACAGATAAAGTAGCAAGACTATACGCAGGAGGTGATAACTTATGGAAACATTTTGGTTTTGAATTTGGTAGATCTCAATTAAACATGGCTTTAAAAAACATTGATGATGTAAAAGCTTGGTATAGAGATATGGGTGAAGAGTTTTTAGAAAGAAATCCTGTAACAGGTGCATTAAAAAGTTTTGATGATCATATAGATGATGCATCAGCATATTTATTAAGAAATACTTATCCAACCTACAGTAAGGTTCCACCAGCAATACAAGAACTTAGAAAATTACCATTAGGTACTTTCATATCTTTCCCTGCAGAAATATTAAGAACAGGTGCTAATATTATTAATATAGGTTTAAAAGAAGCTTCTAGTAAGAATGCAGCTATAAGACAAATGGGTCTTAGAAGATTAATGGGAGCTTTCATGACAAGTTATGCAACAGGAACAGGTCTTGTACAACTAGCACAGTTTTTAACAAACTCTACAGATGCACAATGGGATGCGTATAAAAGATCTTCAGCAGCACCTTGGGATGCTAATGCTAATCTTCTTGCTATTGAAGGTTGGAAAGACGGAGAAGCAGCTGCTATTAATTTCTCATATTTCTCACCGTACGATAGTTTATGGGCACCGTTAGAAGCTGCAATAGCTCAAGCTAGTAAACAAAATTTAAATCCTCAAGAAACCGAAGATTATGTATTAAATTTAATGTTTGCAGAAAATGGTCCTGTTATGACTTTCTTACAACCTTTTATTACTGAACCACTTGGTTATGATAGAATACTTGATGTGACCCTTAGAAATGGTAGAAAAGATCAAGGGGGTACAGTTTATTCTGCTTCTGATAGTTTGGGAGATAAATTTATAAAATCATTTACTTATATTTTAGATGGTGTGCAACCTGGAGCAACAGTCAGTGCTGAAAAAATACAAGGTGCTATTGGTAAAGATTTAACTAAAGGTGGTAAACCATTAAATTTAAAAGATGAGTTACTTGCATTATTATCTGGTATTAGAATTATTAGAATCGATACTAAAAAAGATTTAAGATATTTCTCATCAGAGATGAACAGACTTTTAAGAGCTGTCGACGAAAATGAAAATTTCTATAACGTAGATACTTATAGAAAAAATACACCTAATGACATGGTTGACACGTTTAAAAAAATGCAAGAGGAAGCATTTAAAATTCAAAAAGATATGTACATCAGAGTTAAAGATTTACAATTATTAGATTTAGATGATGATACAATTAAAGAGATTATGGTAGATTCTGGGGTTAATAAAAAATTAGCAGGAGCCATCATGGATGGGGAATTTACTCCAGTAAATTATTCTAAAGCTAGATTTGAATCTAAGATTAGAGTCATCGAAGATGAACTAGCAAAAGATATTGGTAAATTTAAATTTAGATTAAATGAAGATTTTGTATTTCCTGAATATGAATTAGATGATGTTATAGATGAATATGAAGATAGACCGTTCTTCAAAGAAACTTATGATAAAGAAAATAAACAATTTGTAGGTGGTTATTATCCTGAAAGATTTGATTATAAAACAGATGAAAAAGGTTTCTTATTAAAAGATGAAAATGGAGATCCAATTAGAGATGAAGGCTTTATTAAGAGATCATTAAGAAATATATCACCTATAATTAAAAAAGGATTTAATAAATTAATTAATCCTTTGTCTAATGATTTTAGTATGCAAACGCCACCTTTACCAAACACACCGATGCCTAAGGTACAAATGGCAAGTAATATTAATCCAACAACAGGCTTGACACAAACACAAGAAGCATTACTATCTCCTTCTGAACAAGTTATTGCTAAAAGGAATAGAACAGTATAATGAAAAATATTATTAACAGTTTGGGCGGTTTGATAGGCATGTCCTATCGGGTTTCTAATGTAGCGGGGGTTACATTCTAATGGCTAAAAGATCATCTGCACTACAGAAAATAGAGGATCACGAAAAGCTGTGCAGAATAATGCAGAAGCAAACGTTTGAACAAATCCAAGAAGTTAAAGAGAGAATTACAAGAATAGAGAGGATGATTATTGGAGGTGGAGGAACTATTATAATAGCTCTCATCATCAATATGATGCAATAATGAATTTATCAAGAAATTTTTCATTACAAGAATTAACTAAATCAGATACTGCCATACGTAAAGGAATTGATAATAATCCTAATGCAGATCAAATAGAGAAATTAAAACTAATTTGCGAAAGAGTACTTCAGCCAGTACGGGATCAATTCGGAAGAGTAAAAGTAACTAGCGGATTTCGTTCCCCTGAATTATGTTTAGCAATAGGTAGTTCTGTAGACTCACAACATGCAAAAGCTGAAGCCGTTGATTTCGAAGTCAATGGTGTAGATAATGCTGAAGTAGCAGATTGGGTTTATAGAAACTGTGAAACAGATCAATTAATTTTGGAGTTCTATACTCCTGGTGAGCCAAACTCTGGATGGATTCATGCAAGCTATGTAGAGTTTAACCCTAGACGACAATACATGAGAGCTTATCGTGAAGGTAAGATAGTAAAATATAAACCTATTATTGGTAAGGCAGTAGATTTAGTTTAGATCCAATCTCTTAATTCTTCACCTAAAACTTCTGAAGCAATATTAATTTTATCACGTAAAGCTTTTACAATCTTTTCATCGACAGTATCTTCTGCTATAATGTCAACATATGTTACCGATTTTTTTTGTCCTATTCTATGCGCTCTGTCTTCTGATTGTAATCTTTTTTCTAAATCGTAACCATTAGAATAATAGATAACAGTATTAGCTTGAGTAAGCGTAATTCCATAACCACCGGTCTGTGGTGTACCAACAATAAATCTACATTCAGGATCATTTTGAAACTTACGAATATTATCTTGTCTATCTTCTTGTGCAGTTAAACCATAGTAATCAACAATAGAATCTTCACCATATTTCTTTTTAATATTATCAATTATATTGATAACATCTTTTTGGTAGTTAGCCCATATGATTGCTTTACCTTCTGTTTCTTCTAAAATATTCATTAGTTCATTCATTCGATTACTTTCAACAGTTTGAATAGAACCATCATCAGCAGTAAAATGACCACAAGTAATTTGATGTAATCTCATAAGTTGAGTCAATACTGTAACAGTAGTAGTAACTTTACCATTCAACATAGCCATGGCTGCTTCTTTCATTTGAGTATATATTTTTCTTTGTTCCGTAGTTAAAGTTATATGTCGTTTAGTAAAGTTTTTATCAGGTAAGTCTAAACAATCTTCTTTTAAAACTCTGTAAGAAAATCCTTGTAATCGTTCTGATAGTTCACCAAGATTTTTAAACTCACTAACAACTTGAATTGATCGACCACGAAGATGCATGGTTTTCATTTCTGCATATCGATTACGAAACGCGTAGTATGAAGTAAAGTCCAATAACCACGGATCAAGGAACTCACATTGACTATATAAATCTAGTGGGTTTTTAGTAACCGGCGATCCAGTCATGATTCTTCTATACTTTGTATGTCTTCCTAATCCAATTATATTTTTAGTTCTTTTAGCTGTGGGTGTTTTAATTGTAGTAGACTCATCAATAGCCATTAAAGTATCATGACTATTAATAAACTTAGCTGCAAACTTACAACCTTTTTCTGTACTAAAAGCTTCAACATTCATAACTAAAATATGTAAATCACTTCCTGTTTCAAACAAAGATTCTAATTTTTCTTGTTGTGTTTTAGTTATATTAGCTTGCCACAGAACAGAAATTTTTTGTATATGATCAGGTAGGTGTGTTGGAATTTCTTGTTCGTGCCAAGTTTTAACAACACCTTTAGGTGCAATAATTAAAGCACCATTAACTTTGCCTTTATCATAAAGCATAGCTAAGTTATCTATTAATACTTTTGTTTTACCAGTACCCATTTCCATAAAATAAGCAAAGGTTTCTTTATTCCAAGATTTTTCCAATGCAGTTAATTGATGTGCATATGGTTTAGTTTTAAATTTATAATTCATAATTTATTTTTTTCTTTCTATTGACTTATATATAAATAGGTTTATATAGTTTGTCAATGTCAGAAAGTAATAAAAAATCAACAGTATATGTTCTGCAAGAAATAGCAGGAACAAGATATGGCAATCCTAAAATTAATATTGTAGGTGCGTCTGAATACGGTCAGATAAAATTTTTATTACCAGAGTTATCGCAAATCATGTGGTCACCTGGTCCTTTAATTTTTGAATTAAGAAGATTATTAAAAAATTATACACCTGATGATTATTTATTATTAGTTGGTGATCCAGCAATTATTGGAGTTGCTTGTTCTATTGTTTCTGATATTACAAATGGTAAATACAAATTAATCAAATGGGATAAACAAGAAAGAAGATATTATCCTATAGAAATAAATTTATACGAGAAAGGAAAAATAGATGATTGATTTTGAAAAAGATCAACAAGATTCTTTGAGAAGAACTGATAACATTCAGTCTCTTGCAGATCAAGTTGAGAAGTTAGAAAAATATAGTGAGCAGTTAAAAGCTCAAGAAGATATAGTTAAAAAAACTAAAGAAGAAATTGAC